ATTTACTTGCACTAAATCCAGTTTGTGCATTTCCAAGAATGTGTTTTGAAACCTCAATATCTGATTCAATGTAATTTAAGGCTCCAAAATAACCAGGTAAAGCATAGGCCCTTAAATCAGGTCTATATTCCTTTAAATAAAGAATTTGTTTACCGGTTCTTAATTGTGTATTAAATGCATTATAAACCTCTCTTTTATATTTACGATCTTGCCAATTATCTGAATGCCAAAATTGTGTATTATCATCATTGGTTCTAATTTTCGTATAATCAACGTGATAAATTTCAGCAATATTATCTCCCGAAACTGACCAAATTACCTCTAAATAAGCACCTCCAAATAATTCTATATCGGTTGAAATCTTTCTCGTGATTTCGCCTAATGATTCGTATAAATTTGGTTGATTGATAAATTGCTCTGCAATTGCATCCGGTACCTCTGATTTAAATCCATTACCAGTAATGTAATTAACCTTACCTTTGATAATAGCATTATGCTTGGCAGATTTATTATATAATTCAACCAAATAGTTTGGATAATCATTTTTATAACCGAATTCGATATAGCCTCCTCCTTCGCCTTTCTTCTCCCTATATTCGGGCTGCTTGGCTTCTTGAAATGAAAGTACCATTAATTCATTACTCATATATCTCGTACTTTATATGTATTATTAACTGAAGTATAAGTATTAAACGAAAATTGTGATGAATCGTTTAACGTTAATTGGCCTTTTTCAACTATTCCAACGGCCAAACTTGGATTTAAATTACTTGTTGAAACTTGCTCGTAAATAATATACGACCATTCTCCATTTGTTGATGATGCAAAATAGTTTGATGTAGTGATATTAAATTTATTAAATCTTGTTTTATAGCTTGATAAATCGGAACTATTTAAAATAACGAATGAAACGCTTTCATTTGTATTTCTTGATTTGCAAACAAATAGATAATTAGGGGAATTAAGTGTACACTTTTCCGTTAATGTTAATACTACTGGACTTACTTCGCCTTTAATTAAGTGTATCATCTTTCATAAATAGCAAAATATTCAAAATTACTATAAAAAAGAAAAGGAGGAACTTTGTCCTCCAATTCTAAATCAATCAACCAAACTATTTTTAGCTTAACAAACCGGCAATAATAGAAGATGAAACTTCCGGAGCCATATTAGCTTCCATTGCAGAGAAAGTTAAAGTATAACCGGAACGATCTCCTTGGGCAGTTCCAGTTGCTCCACTTCCACCGGTTACATTAATTCCATTAGTTTTACCTAATAACCAATATTTTCCGTTATTATCGGTAGCAATAGCCATTAAAACGTTTTTATTAAGCAATAAAATTTCGTTTCGTGTATTTGCTTGTAACTTATTTAATACGATTGATAATTCTTGGCCGTAGTAAACCGTTCCATTTTGAACGTTTGCGTTAAATGTTTCGGTTAATGAAGAAGTCGCTGGTACCAATTCATATTTGCGAAAAACTTTACCTGATCCCTTTGTAATTGCACTTACAACACCGGAAGCCTCAGTAATAGCGGAAACGTTTTTAAATTCAATGAAATAAACTTCGGTAATACCACCCAATGAATCACGACAATCAAGTGCGTAACTTTGTGTCAATGAACAAGGCATATTTTTATTATTTAAATTGTTAAAATAGCCGGATTAACTTAATAACCCGGCCATTAAAATTATGACAAGATGAAATCAACTAATTCCGCTGGGAATGCAAAGTTTACACCCATTTTAAATTCGGAAACAAAGCGAACCTGATCAGCCTCTTTAGCGTAAAACAGCTCAAATTTCTCTTCTTCTGAGATTAAGTCAGTACCCAAAAACAAGTTACTCAAACGAGCAGCGTAGATTTTAGAAGTACCATTTAAACCTTGAACTGCAATTACCTTGATAGTTGTTCCAGGTAATACAAATTCAGAATCTGCCTTACCATCAAAGTTATAAGCAAATAAGTTAGCATTTTTCAATGCAATTTGATAAGTACGGAAAGTGTCCATACCTACGAAAATTACTACATCATCGTATGAAACAATTTGAGCCGGAATTGCTTTGTAAACTGAATCAACTACTGCAATAACGTTTGATGTTGTGATACCAGCAGAAGCAGCCAAAGGAGTTCCATAATAAGTAGTTGTATTTGCGTGAACTACTGAAGCAGAAGCAGCATTTACCAATTTAACAAAACCATCAAACTTATTTAAGTTTACGTTTGCTGAACCTGTATCACCTTGCCAAATAGTCTCCTCTAATTGCTTTGCAATTGTTGCCGCTTTCTTATTAGAAAATTGCTCTGCAAAAACGATTGAATCATAACGTGATCCTGCTGGTAATGCTTGTTGTAAATACTTTGCGTTTAAATCTTTAGGGCAAAGTGCTTCATTAACCTTAATACGACCAACCGTGATTGAACGCTGAGTGAAAGTAGTTGAACCCGATGCAGTAAAACCACAAGATGATCCATCTTGGAAGATAGCATCTGTGTCCATAATGTTAATAGTTTCAGAAGATTTAACTCCTACCATTACATTCCCTTGTGCTTTAATCAAACTTGCAGTCTTGGCTCCCAATACTGAAGATGTTACCAATTCTTGTGCGTTTTGGATAGTATAATCCGTCAACGCTGAAACGTTAAATGACATATTTTTTTAATTTAAGATTTTAATGTTTTAATTCTTTCTAAAAAACGTGATTCCTTATCAGCTTTCTTTTCGATGTTTGCAAAAGTAGATTTTGGAACTTGTGTTGGCTCTGCACTTGGTGATTTAGCAATATCACTTACTAAATCTAATATTTGCGAAATTGCAGTATTAAATTTGCCTTCGATTAATTCCAACTCTGCTTTTAATGCATCGTTTTTAGCTTTTAATTCTGAAATACCTAATTCAACTGCCTCGAATTTGTCAGCAGACATTTTCATTCCTGGCATTTGACCTGGCATTTCTGTACCTGGTGTTTCACCTTCAATTGCATCCGATGAAGGAAGTGCAATTTCAGATATTTTACCACCAGTTACGACTATGGAAGTTCCATCTGCTAACTCGTATTCCGCATCCGGACATACAACAGAATTTCCAGTCGTATCCACTAACATCGCATCAGCACCAATCTCCAAAGAACTTAAATCAATCTTAGACCCATCCATTAGGTCATAAGTATCAAAGTTCATTGCAGTAGGTACATCAGGCGTAACAACTGATCCTTCTTGTGTATTAAGAAGAACCTTAATTTTGTCAATCGCTTCGTTTACTGTCATTATTAAATTTATGTTTGTACTCGTGAATAAATAATTTTAATTTGATTCTTTATCTTTTATACTTGTTGGAGAATTTCGCAAATTTGTTGCCACATCTTTTGATTGGTATCCATTTGCTTTTTATAATTAAATAATCCTTCAACACTAAAGCCACTAAATTTACCAGCCTTAACATCGGCCCAAACTTGTGGATTATCTATCTTAAATGAGCCAAACCAACTTCCATTTGGTGCATCTTCAAACCCTTTCATTGGCTTAATTCCTCTTGATGGATCACATATAAATGATTCAAACATAGTAATCCCTTGCACTTGCTGATTAGAATCGTGCATTAGATTTACATTATTTTGAAATCCTTTTTGAAAGAATTTTTGAACTATTTGTTCGATTGTTTGTGGGGAAAAAGTAACATAATATTCCCCATTATTATCGTTACGATAAATAGGAGTATCAGCAAGCATTAATGGCCCCGAAATTATTTGCTTATCTTCTGATTGAATTTCAAATTTAAATTCTTTCTGTTCTTTAAATGCAAGAAAGTTTTTTTGAATTGCTGGATTATCCACCAAGGCAACAAAATCAACTTCTGATTGATCATTTAAATCGGTTGAAATTTCAAGTGCATATATTGGTAAGTTCATATTTTAAAACCTTGCGGCATTTTGGATTCTTTGTATTCTTGTTTGTGAATTTGAAATATCGGATTCAACTACATAGGCCCTGGCTACTACGTTTTGAATAGCATTTAAAGAAGTAGAATTTAATTGAGTTGCTTGAACTGCTGTATAAGTTGGTTCAAC